CGATCAGCTATATGCTTTCCGATCCCGCGTTGGAACATAACGTTCAACGAAGGTTCGGTGCAGATTCCACGATCAGTGAGCGCGGTTTTTGGGACGAAGCTCAGTTTGCACGGATGAATATCTATGCCAACGGAGACCTTTGAATCTGTGTCCTGAAGTTCCAGGGGGACAGACCAGGCAGGCATCTCTGCCAAAAGCTGTGAGGCGATTGGAAGGAGATCTTCACTACAACAGAACCTCTGGCCCAGTTTCGATCGGGCAGAGGAGATTTTTCTTTTCGTTTGAGTCGTTGCACCAGGACCAAATCCCATTTTCAGGGACTCGAGACTAGGAACATCTCCTAAGATACGGGCTATTATACATTGCGCACGGTGAAATACCGAGCAAATGTCTGGCGGAAATGAAATCCTACCAGAAGCCCAACCCTTAAAGACGTTATTCGTTTCAAGGCATTTCAGCTCTGATTCGCGGAACTTATCCAGGGCGACCTGGCGCTTGTCCACTCCATCAAGGACAATGTCTCTTCTTTTTGAGAAGAAGGCAAGTACTTGACGGGCGTGGTAGGCGTCATGGGCGTCCATGGACGAGTAGTCAAAATCAAACTTGCAAACAGCAAGAGGACCAGCACCAGAAACGCAAGAAATGCGTTCCCGGACTGATTCATTTTTGATTTTGGCGAGGTGCCACCTGACCAGTTTGGAAACGGTCGCATGCGTGTCCTTCTCAGTAAACACTTGATCCCAGCGTGTAAAACGCATATATTCTCCTTTCAGGGGAAGATGGGAGTTGAACTCAAACCTCAGGTGAGGTAAGAGATAGCCGTAAGGCGTCGCTTAGGTAGGAGCGACCAACAGATCGAAGAGTTCTGGGATAGGACCCGTCAACACAGGCGCCACCGACGTGCCGATCGAACCGCCGATGTTCAGCGCAAGCTGACGCACCAGACGGCGACCGACGGAGTCGGAGCGCTCGTGGAAATAACTCGTCATTACGACGGTATTTTCGTATGCAACTTTCGGGGCAGCGGTGTAACCACCGGAATTCTGACCCGAAATCGATTCCATTACTGGAACGACAACTCGTGCTTCTGCGCGGTACACACCGTTCTTGGATTTCGCCAAGCTCAGAGTGCAGGAAACCTGGGCATAGGTCGGAACACTGGCCGCGTTTTCGCGGTACAGGGCCGTAACCTTGCCGGCTTCTTTGCTGACCGAAATGGCCAGCAGGGTGTGCAGAACAGGAGTAGCTGCTCCGTCATAGACGGAGATATTCGAGATGCTCGACATAGTGTTTTCCAATTAAATAAGATGCACGTTGGAACGTACAAATGTTGAGTTCAGGAGAAATCCTGATTAAACTCGTTAGCTACCTTTTTGTACCATGGGCGTTAACCAAAAGACCCACAGCGTTCGCGGCATGAAGCCACGTCGCAGACTTACTGAGGGGTTTAACCACAGGAAGCGGTACATCTAACGTACTCGAAACAGTCCGCGTAAGCTTAAGCTGACGGTCTCGAAACTCGAGCAGATTGCCATCCATATCATTTCTGAAAGGGTTGGCGGAGACAGGCCGATTAGACCTGTACTCCTCTTTACGAGTCACCACGAAAGTTCCCTTCACGCTCTGCACTAACTGACGCGCGGCCAGGTAATTCCCAATAGGGATAAACCAGTCTGCGACGAAAGAATAGGGAAGTTTCTCCCAAAGTACAGAGGCAGGATCCTGCAAACCGATCATACTCGGGACGTTAATCTCCGAGATGATCGCCTTAATCTTGACACTCGTATAGCAAAAGCCATCCGGGAACAAGACGTTAGGAGGAGAATCACTGTGAAGAACTCCGGGTACCTTGCGGTAAACGGAGTAGACGTTGGAAACCGGAGTTTCGGTGAAATGAGCCATAGTCTCAGCGGCGTTATACACGTCGTTCAACAAAGGCTTAACACCGTACTGAAGTTCCAACCAGTTGCGGGCGACTTTCTTAGCGATTGTCCCTGCACCTGCTAAGGCCTGAGAAGCAGCAGCAAAGTTGCCGCGCTTTGCAGCGCGCCATGCTTTGTCGATGCGACCAGCAATGCCAGTGATCATACCGATAGCCTGACCGGCTTCGGCAAGTGAAACACCGGCATTGAAA